CTCTTCCCAACCAAAAGGATTTTCACAGCCCCGTTTTTTCAGTACATCTCTGAACCAACTAATTGTGTACTTTTGAACAGCGTATAAAGTGCCAGAGTACGGCACCACCATCGTTGGTCGTTTTGTTGCGCTCCGGTCGATTCCAAATTTCAGCCATAAAGAAGCGAGTGGATCGGTAGAGTGGTGTAGTCGTTCTATCGCTGCATCGGCAACATCTTGATATATATCTTTCGGCGTGTCCCCTGATGTAATGACATTAGTAGCTTGTGCGCCTACAGGATCTCGCATAATTAATGATAAAATTTGCAAGCCGTTACTACTCCCATCAATTGAACACGGTAAAGAAGTCTTAAAGGAACTGCCCTGTTTTTTATAATCAGCCCACTCCAGACAAAACGCCAAAAATGCCCAAGGCTCGTCTACTTCACTCCACTCTGAAACAGAGCCTTCTGGATCTTTTGCGATTGCTGCTAACCACTTATCATTCTCATGCACCCACTGAATTCTATCATCGGAGGATATCTTGTCGTTTCCATAGCAGTTTGAGCCATGTATCGCCAACCTCTTCTCAGCTTCTTCACCGGTCATCTCATCAGCATGTGAAAATTTAAGTAATGATCTGGACCAGTCTGGACCTTGCGGTTGCAGCCCATAAGGACGAGGATACATTCGCCCTCTAAAATCCATATACCACGGCATCCAAATCTCTTCATCCTTAAACTTATTGGCTAACCACAGGACTTGTACTACCTGCAATCTTCTCGATTCTTCAGCCTCATTGTCATAATGAGTTTTAGCAGCAAGCTTACGCCATTTGCGTCGAGCCTCTAGATTAGTATCTATGTCGATAGGCTTGGACGGAATCTCTTCACCATGTGTGGACGGCAACCCACCAGCCGTAATATCGTTCTCCCAGCAATGCTGCATGCATTGGAGTAGACGGTTATTCACTCGCCAGCCTACTTTTTGCAAGCAATTAATAGCTGAAATAGGTTCCAGCATGGGAGAAATATTTAGTTCTTCAAGATGTTTACGATCTGATGATTTAACCAGAGGGCGACGATGTATGCTTTCGGTTAGATATCCTCCATCCCATATGGTTTTCCAGTTATTCGGGGAGGCAACCATAGGCATAAATATAGGCGTAAGATCTTCAGCACTCTTATGTGCTTGCCTCATCCACTCTACTAGTGTAGATGTAGGACGAACAAACGTATCTCGTTTCCCCATCAATCCAGTACGAGTTTCTACTTCTATTAACCCCGTACTCTGCCTCATTAGTTCAATAAGAACTACACCAACTTTCACTCTTATTGCGTGAGGCCACTTTGAAAAATGCAGGTCTACCAGTTCTTCCAGATTATCCATGTGCCTACGCTTCGCCATATGTCCTCGTTTGCGTTTTGTTTGCTCGACATGTGTGCGAAAGATTAAAGGGTTTTCTGAGGCTAACTGTTTCCACCTGATCTCATCTTCCATCATTCTGGAAATGGTGGTTGCGGTTTTGACGATTCGGGAATGCATAGAGATTGAGTCTATAATGGTTCGTGCAGTCAAAGCAGCAACCATTGGTGCATCAAGTAAATTGATGTAGTCATAGGCAGCATGTTGAGGACCGGCACGGCCTGACGAAGCCCATTGCTTCCAGCCCTTTATAGCTGTAGCTAATCCATTAACAGATTCGGTTAGCAACCTTCGCCCAATCGGGTGATTGGATTCCATCTCTTTATCGGTTGTACGATGGACTTTCTTCCAGTAACGAGTGACCCCCATCTCTCGCATTTCTTTTTCTAGGTCTGCCTGTTTCATTTTATTAAATATAAAAAGTCCCCAGAGATGTCTCCACCTCTGAGGACCGGAGGAAGAAAAGTCTAAAGTACCTCAATCTATAGGGTATGGGTTTTCGGATGGTTTTTTTACGGGGTTGTAGGTTGAAGTAAAGGTATTTGAAGTTATCTGAGTCAATGTCTGAGTATAGTCTGGCAGATGATGACATAGAAAGCTTTCTAAAATCCTTACTGCGTACCTTGCGTTACCAATCGGCAATCCATATTCACTCAGAACAGTCCATGTTGATATATCTAATTTATAATCAACTCTAATCTGATATAAATCACCGCAACCTGTTACAGTGTGATACCACTCAGCGTAGCCTGATATTATCCGTACTGTCGGTGCAATCGAATCAATTGGAATTATGGCCCTGTGGTTCGTTTAAGGACTCAATGCTATTCAATAAATCATGTGGAGACAAATGACTGTATCGAAGTGTCATTTCCAACCGTTTATGTCCAGCTAATTCCTTCACCATTGGGAGCGGTACGCCTTTCTGAACAAGGCGAGAACAAAATGTGTGCCGTAGTGTGTGGAGTACGGCTTGTTTATCGCCACTCCATCCCATAGCATCTCTCAACGTATCCCAGTAATGCCTGAGTCGAGCTTTCGTCCACCAGTGCCACGGACCTGTGCCTCTCTTATCGTAGTTTGAGAGCGGACATCCATTCACTTTCATACTATGTTCATCGGCATTTGTGAGCTTGTTATTGATAATCTCTTGACTACGCAGCGTCAACGGAACTATCCTTTTTACATCATTTTTTGACTCTTCAATCAAAACGCTGTCCACAAGACCACGAAGATCAGGGCGACCATCCTCTTCGGTTTTTCTCACTTTGATTATCTCACTCCACTTTAGGCTATACGCCTCGCCTTGTCGCAACCCTGTATCAGCCATGAATAGAATATAATCACCAAAGTCTTTCCAGTGTGTTGCCTCTTGAGCATCCGTATCTGGAATAGACAAAACATCACAAATATGCTTCATATGGGTGAGTTCATCTGTGGTGTACCACCGTACTCTATGCTTCGCTTCTTTGAGACGTTTAATGACAGGACGATGAGTAATAACACCCAACTCAAGAGCTACGGTGAAGATCTTTGAAAGGGACGCAAGCTTCCGATTAATAGTGCCGTTCTTTGTTCCGCTTTCTTTCCACTTTTGAATCATATTATCTATATGAATTTTAGTGATATCAGCAACAGGCATCTCTTTCCCCAACACATCGCAAACCATTTCAGAATTACGGTAAAGCTCTTTACCGCTTTTACATTCCGACCATTCAGTGCGTTTAGTGTATTGAGCTAGATCATAGAGCGTATAAGGTACTTTAGTGTCCGATAATCCTGTTGGGCTGGTGGGTTTGATGTCTTTACCCTCATTTAGTTCTACTTTGGTCTTCAAGGCCCATTTACTTGCCTCATCTGCTGTGGGAAAGGTTGACCGATACCTATCCCCGTTGTGGCATACTGTGGCTTGAAATTTCTTACCTCGTCTTTTAACAGTCATTGGTTTCTTTCTTAATATGGAATTCTTTTTTAAGATCAAAGGCAGCTTCCTCAAGGCAATGTAGCTGCCAATGCTTATAGCACACAGGGTGACCGTAATAATCTAATTCAATGTTTTGTTGGCGACAAAATCTAGCTTTACAGTGTTCCATATCTTCCTTTCCGTTTGAAAGCCTTTTCACAATGCTCGTTACAAAACAGCCAAAGCTCTGACTCATCATCTTGGTCGTCGCTTCTGGCGTAGTAACCAGTGTCTAGGCTGGTATATCGCCCGCATTTTGGGCAGTTATTAGTCAATGTTATTATGATACGCCGATCTCTCTTAGATCCATTCCGCAACCTTCTGCACCGGCCTTTCCTTCAGATTCAAGGAAGTCCCTGCATTCTTTGTAGGTGGCTCTGTGAGAATTTTTCGTTGCCGGTGTCATATTTACCCATTCCCAAATCGCCCGACGATCACACTCAGATAAGTTGAAAGTTATCTTAATTTTCATTCCTGTTGTTCCTTTCTTCGTTCCTTACTTTCCACCAAAAGATACGCTACTATAACATACTTTCGGAACATAGCAACCAGATTCTTTAATTAATCTGTCGGTTTTTCAAAAAATATTTTCTAACCATAGAGACTAGCCATAGAGACTAACCATAAAGACTAACCATAGGGACTAACCGCACCACCGCACCATAGCGACTAACCGCACCAGCAACCTCACGGCAGTGGGTCCACTATTCGCCCCCGCACGCCATCTCTGTTCTTATCGGTATTGGGTCATATGAAACCTTCCTGCTTTAGCCTATATCGCAACAAACCTGCCCCATTTATCGAGGCATATAGTCGCTGGAGTTAATTCGGGATATAAAAAAAAATATCGAGGCCAATACAATAAGAGTACCGGCCCCGATAACGGGAGGAGGACTTTCGATATTCAGACTACCACGGCCCACGATTTTAGTCAATTGAATATTGAATTATCTATGGGCGGGATAAATGATGTCTATTTTTGAATTTGCACACGCTGTACAGTTCCCACATTTCGCCTTTTTAGACGGCTTATTCATGTGCTGTACTGCGATAGCTGGGCAGACTATGCACTTTCGATTAGTCAATCGACTACGCTTCTTTGCTACCAGCCGAGACTCATCCAAACGCTCTCTAGGTGTTTGGTCCATATTTCCGACAACCACGCTTACCGGATTGTCTTGAATACTCGCGCGGATGAAATGATTAACTGTAGGACATGAACGCCGCACGGCGACATTTAGCCCCCTTAAAACCTTCCTATATTGGACGGTTTTGCTGTAGGATTCGACCGGCAAATGTAATGTTTTACCGTCAGCGAATGGGAGGCAAAATTGCCTAAAATTGGGTGGTGGTATCGTTGGCACTGACCCAAACGCCGATACCCTTAACCACGGGATTTTATCAGTTCCTATCCGCTCCGTTTCTGCTATCGCTAAAGCGGTTAAATCGGTTCGATTAGTCGATTGATGCCGAGTGAGCTTATTTAACAGATTACCGCGATCACCACGGTTCTCTGTGCTATGTGCATAACAGCGGACTTTGCGGTCCTTTGCCCACTTGGATATTGATTTTATGTGGTACGGGCAACTTAAGTCACAATCGGCCCCACAGGAGTTACCGTAATTGAAGGCAATACTCCCTTTTACACCCTTGCCAAAAGTGCCGAGTATTGGCTTTGGTTGGAT